TTCGCCCTTCTTCTTGTCAGTGTCCTTTGCTTTGCCAGACGCTTTCCAGCGAGCAGCCGTCGCATCGTCGACTTCTACTACCGCACCAACCTCCAGTTTGCGGAGGTTGGCACCGGCGAAGACGTTACCTGCCGTGATTTCTACCAGTGCCATTCTTTTTCTCCTTAGCTGCTCGCGAAGAGCACGCCATGTTTGAGGTTGATATCCTGCTTGACCATCAGGCCCATAGCGCCCCAGGTGCGCCAGATGTAGTCGCTGTTATAGAACTGACGAGGGTCAGCAACAGTGCCCACAGCCTGACCAGTGATCGGAGCGATAACGCCGGCAGTCAGAGGAACCACCAAAATCTGGTTACCTGTGAGTTCGGCGTCTTCTTTCACTGCGGCAATGCCGGACAGCTTCAGGATTTCCTGCAGGATGGTTCCGGACTGGTAATTGTCGCTGAAATAGCGCTCCCAGTTGGACATGATCTCGCTGGATACGTACCAGGTCTGCGGCGCGTACTGGTTATTGGTGATCTTCATGGTGTCACGCAGCGCGATCGCACCGTTTCGGTTCTGTTCTGCGGTTGTAGTGCGGCTCGAGAAGTCGATGTTCAGTCCAGATGCGCCCAAATCAACCTGGCCGACGCGTTCATCGTTCTTCAGGCCTTTCCACGTTTTGCCATCGAAGGTAACGAAGTTGCCTTCCGAGTCGCGGAAACCGTTGAACATGTAGTCCACGATTTTACGGCGCACATCATCAACAGAGCCGCGCTGCGCATCGGCAAGCGATGCCAGTGCTGACCCTTTGTTGAAGATTGGATCACGCCAGTGGAACTTGAAGCCGCTGTCGTGCACCGGAACCATGGTTCCGTCAAAGCTGTACGCGCGAGCATCCAGCGCCGCACCGATCTGGCCGGACATGGAAGTGTGTGCCCAGCCACGACCGCCGGTACGCGCATATTCATACACTGACTCTTCCAGGCGGACAGAGCGTGATAATGGCATCAGGTCGTTGAACAGGGTGAACTCGGTGTTCGGCTCGAACTGTGCCAGCACTGTCTGGTCGTACGCACGGTACATGCGGCGGATGTCATCAACCGCGTTCACCGCGTCCAGGTGTCCGTTTTCACCGAAGCGAGCACGGGCAATGAAGTCAGCGACAGACTGCGCACTCATGTTGCGCGCCATCTCCAGCTCGCGGAACTGCGCCTGGTTGACTTCGAGGTTACCGGTGCGTTCACCGATAGAGCGAGAAAATACAAGCATTCAGGTGCTCCTTACTTGATAACGACGCGCAGCAGATCGCCTGCAGCAACGGTGTACGCCGTGTCTTCTTCGACATATGCGCGGATGGACTCGCCAGAAGCGTGGGCTTTCACCTGGCCGTTTGCGATGGATAACGGTTGGCCTTTTTTGTACGTGCCGGCTGCGGCTCGCACGTTCAGGAACATGCCCTGCATCGGGTGGATAGCAACTACCAGTTCGTTGATTGGGATGGAGTCATCAACCGTCTGGCAGCGCAGATAATCGAAATCAGCGACATACAGGATCGCTTCTTCGTTACCATCAACGGAGGCAGTGAATTTTCCTGCTGAGAAGAAGCCAACGGTGCCCGGCTTGGTGGCTGCTGCAGCTGCGCCTTCACGGTTGAGCAGCGGATTAGGGAATACGCCACCGGCGTGAATTACGTGTTTTCCGTCTTTAGCCATTTTTTACTCCGGCATTTCGCTGACTGATTGGGTGTTGGTAGCCTGGCGGAATGCACCGTTCAGGCCGAAGGAGGTCTGGCACTTGGCGTACATAGCGTCGAGGGCCTTACCGTCCAGATCTGCGACTTCTTCATCGCTCATGTTCATCGCCAGCTTCACAGCCGCGCGCTTTTCGCCTTTCTCTTTGTCGGCGTTCGCGTTCAGGCTGTTGAAAACGACGTCCACGCGATCGGCGAGTGTTTTCGCCCACGCGGGCATCTCTTCGTTATTGGTGGCCTGCTCTTTTTTCTTGGGCTTGCCGGTTTCCGGGTCGATTTCTTCATCGCCTTTTTTCTTGCCGGTGGCTTCTTCGGCCTTCATCTGGTTGTATGCGTCCATCAGCTCGGCGTCGGACTTGCCTTCAGTCGGCTTACCAGCGGCTTGCAGCGCATTGATAATTAGTTCTTTCATCGGATCGTTCTCTCCGTTGGTTTTAATCTCGTACTCAGTGGGTTTGCGCACGACTTCTACAGGTTCGCCGACGAACACGGCCTTGCCGTCATCATCGATGAGGTACTTCTGCTTCAGATATTTGGTGTCATTGCGGTAGATGAAGCTATCCGGCCACACAGTTTCAGGCCAAAGCCACTTATCTTCGGTGTCGCCCTCGCGCAGCTTGTCGCTGATAGCCCGGGAGATGTCGTCGAATGAGAAGTTAGAGGCGTTGGTGAAGAAGAATTTGGTCTTGTTGATCAGGCCGTCACGGGTGCAGTCAATGCCATCAGCCAGGCGGGCAACCTCGATCTGCTGCTCATCACCTTCAGAGTTAACGAAGATTCCCACGCCCTCTTCCGGAGTTCCAGCACCTGGCTCATCAAGCAGCACAGCCACATGGTCAAACATCATGTTGGTGGCGATCTCGTTGTACTTCTTGCCCTTCGACTCGCCATTGGCAGCGATGCCGGAATACAGCAGTCCAGTGGAGATGTGGATCGGGTCGGAGTTGGTGCCAGCCAGCATCTCGTCCAGGCGGTTAATCAGGCGCTTTCCCTTGTCGCTGGATTCTGCGTACTGTCGATTGACGTACATGTCCCCCGTCACCTTGCCGTCTTTGTGGCTGACGTTCTGCAGCCAGGCCCCGACGTGGTACTCGTTCACCGCCCGGACATCGCGCGCCGACACATGCTTGCCGTCCACTTTAGGATGGCCCAGCGGCATCGGGTTACGCTCGAGCGTGTTGTAGGCCTTTTCGATTTCTGCTGCCGGGTACAACTTCCGGTTCATCACGATATCGTCCACGACAGGCGTGATGCCGCGAACCACGATATGTGGCTTGCCGTCAATGGTTTCAGTGGTGATGTTTGAAGCGGAGTTGACGACGGTCAGCACGTTAACGCGGTTGCGTTTCATGCTGGATCCTCGTTAATTTATGTTTATTCAAACAAAAGGGGTGAGAAGATGATTAAAAAGGCCATGCTAATTGGCGCCATTGGTTTGTTCGGTGCGCAGGAAGCGCAGGCAAATTTTTATACAGGGAATCAGCTTTTTGCCTGGGGCGAATCCTTGATGAGAGTCAGAGAAAACAGAATAATGGGTTCTGATATCAGCGACGCAAACATGTATTATGGATACGTATCAGGAGTTTATGATTTAGGTAGCGGTGTACTTTTTTGTGCCAGCAATCAACTTAATCTGAACCAGATTTCTGACGTCGTATATCAATACTTGAAGCAAAATCCTAAACGCCGGGCTGAAAACGCGTCTGATTTAGCAGTTGACGCCCTTAGTGAGGCTTTCCCTTGTAAGAAATAGTTCCGACAAGCGCCTTCGTTTAGATTTTTCGTAACATCGGCGCTCTACAGCAGCAGGGGAAATAGTCCAGCGCAGTTACGCACTGGTAGCTCACGGTTCGACCGCAACAACAGCACCAATAAACAGTCACGCAGCCTCCTTGGTGGTCCACAGCTGGCGCTCTTTTTTCATTTTATCCGCCAGCCCTTCATTGAAGATGCTGCCATCGTCGTTGAGCAGTACCGGAATCTGGCTGCAATAGCAGTTGTAGCGGTTGCCGTTCTCGGCGTAGAAGTCCCGCACCTCTTCCGTGGTGTAGACCTTGCCATGACGGCTGGCGTGCCAGAGGCGTGTCGTAGGCTTGAGCGCTGACAGCCACATCAGGCCGGTATTCAGTCCCAGCCTGTCAGCTGCCCAGTCCGTTTCGTTCCATTGCGCCTGCCGCAGTGCGCCAACCTGCTCAGTCTGAGCGATGGTTTTGGCCTTCGACATCGACACATCGAGGCGCTTACTGATTACGCTAGCCGTCTCGCGAGGGTTCACTCCACGCGCGACCGCATCGGTGATGATGTTGGTCAGATCGCCGCGGGTAGTGTCGCTGATGACCTTCCAGTCACTGAACGTTGTCAGCCTGGCAGCCGCCACCTGATTCAGGTGACCGGGACTGCTTAACAGCTGCTGTAGCGTCGTCTGACTGGCGTACACCTGCGACTGCACAGACAGGTTGGTGAAGGCGTTTAGCGTGCCGCGGTCATACTCCGCAATGACGTAATCCATCGCCCACAGGTTCTGGCTGCCGCCATCGAGAAGCTCATCATCCAGAATCGACTGAACTACCTGCAGCAGGTCGGCCAGCTCAGCGGCGGTAATGTCATAGATGAACTTACCGGCATTGACCTGATACAGCGAAGGCGCAGCGCCCTCGTTGTTGCACATCATCCAGGACCGCTCGGCGTTAGTCTCTCGCTGCTGCCCGTTAAGACGCAGATCAAACAGAGCCTTAAGCCTGCGTTTGATGTTCAGATACCGTTCTTCGATATCGTTAAACATCCGGCTGACCTGCCGCGATGACTGCGTGGGGTCAGCTTTATTGCGCGGTACGATTGGCGTCCCGATTCTGGTTTGCGCTGTCATTATCATCAGTCAGCGGATCCTTATCGGTTTGCTTTGCGTCAGGGTTTGGGGTCTGGACGACCTTACGCGGCTCCAGCTCGCCCACTGCGCGGATTTCGTTTTCATCCACTGCCGGTGTGCCGTATGCCTGCTGGGTATCTTTCGCTACTGCAGCCATTGCCTGCATGTTAGCAATTTTATCTTTCTCGCTCGGCGCGAGCAGATCAGACCATGCCAGCGTGACCTCGCCGGATGAAGGTGGGTCAATGACACCAACCGTCCAGAAGCGCTCCAGCACGCTCTCAATCACAGCTGACTGGAATCCCCATCGGCGGCCGTTACAGCGTTTCGCCCAGTCTGTTTTGTCCTCATCGGAGGCAAGCCGCCCCGTCTGCTGACCAAACAAGATGGTGAACGGACACTGAATCGAAGATGCAAACTCGTTGGCGGCCACTGTCCATGTAGGAGATGGATCGGCTGCTGCAACGGAAAGCACCGACGGCGTGCCGGCCTGCATTACCAGGGCGGCATCAGTGCCACGGTTCATCTTGGAGACTTTGTCGTTGAGCGCTTCGCCCAAGTCTTTGTAGCCAGCGTCTGTGGCTTGCTTTGATAGATTCGATATGCCAGTTTCTTTATCAAAAGCTATCGAAAGTTGACGACTGGCATTCTTCAGGAACCCTTCTGCGCTGCCGCCCGAGACTTTTTCAAGGTCGAGCAGTTTGTTGTAGCCCGCGCGCAGGAAAGGCACGCCAGAGAGCATGTTTTCGTCTTCGGATCCTTCGCTGAGGATGATGATTCGCTCGGGGTGTACTGTAACGCCACGCACCGGGCCGTACGTACCATCATCGCCTACGGGTTGCTCGTTGAAGTTGTACGAAACAGGCTGCCCGTAGGTTTCTGAAAGTGTGTCGGTGTCGAAGTTACCTGGCTTGATCTGCGACTCCCACGCGGGGATCAGCTTAACAATGGGTCCGTTACCGATATTCCGTAGGGATTTAACCTTCGCTCGGTCGACTGGCTCGTGCCATTCCCTGCCGTCACGGAACTGAATGAGCAATGCCGAGTAACGACCAACCAGGTTACGGCGATCCGCATCCTTAATTTTCGGCCAGTGCTTCTTCAGTAGCTTAGTAGCTGACTTCTCCCAGTCCGTTGTCTCGGTTGACTCCTTGCCGTCGTCGCCATCGATGATCGTCGGGTTATCAACCCAGCACGAATCAAGAAGCTTATGGACGGCGGCAAACGCCACCGCGTTGCGCTCATAGGCCCGGTAGTATCGGTCGAACTCGAGGCTGTTTGGGTAGCCGAACTCATCCCACAGCTTCGTACGCTTGGTGTTTCCTGGCTGGCCTGCGTACAGCATTCGCTGCCGCCCTAAAGCATCAGCAAGGGCATTAACGAGGAACTGCTCCCCGGTGCTTAATTCACTCACTGATGAGCTCCTTAGAAGAATACTGCGCCGACCTGCTTATGGTTGTTCTTCGCTACTGCAAAGTAGCGGAAGCTGTCAGCACCGTGTGATGTGAAGTCATGAAGCGGTTTATCTTTCCAGCACCCGCGCTTGTCATCCCACTCCTTGCGATAACCTTCGAGGTGAGATATGCCCTCGGCACACTTCTCCTCATCGAATACACAGGATGGAAGAATTTCACGCACCGACTCAATGCCGGTATCGACGCCAGTTTTCGGGACAACGTTGAAAGTCATCGAGTACACCTGTCCGTCGATTTCATAGCCTTCCTGCGCAAGTTCTTTACGCGATTTGGCGTCAGCGCCGAACTCGCGGTTCTCAATGTCGTGTGGGCCCCAGTGCTCGCCGTACTCATAGCCGCGGTCTTTCAGCACCTTCATGTAGTGCCTCAGCCCCTCGCCGGAGTTTTCGTAGTAGTCGATGATGTGGAACTCTTCGCCAACCTCGCGAACGAACCAGATGGCCGTGGAGTCGCCCACGCCGATATCCCAGAACGTGTGAACCGGGAGGTGTGAGTTATCCGGGATTTGGCCGATCCGCTTGTTGGTGTAGAGCCAACGGAACTGCTTGGCGTAGTACGCTCCCTCGACCGACTGCTGGAACGCCTCGGCCGGAATGGTCGGGTATTCGCGCTTCATGTCGTCGCCGAGCGTTTTTTCTTTGGCGTAGTACCAGGCCTTCTGCCGTTCATTGACGACTACGCCGTGCTTCGCTTCCATCTCAGCGAAGTATTCCAGCAGGCGCACCGGCAGCGGCTCCACCGGTTCGATGGCGTACTGCGGATTTTTCCACCAGGAGAAGAAGAAAAACTTCCAGTCGAGGTTGGACAGTTCCTTGCCCTGCAGCATGGCCTTCTCAGCCTCAGTGCAGTAGTCATAGAAATACCCAGCCCGTCCTTCAGCAGTACTCTCAAGCGTAATTACGCCACCAAGCGGAACAGCTTCGAATGCGCCGGTAACAATCTCCTTGGCCTTCTCCGGATACTTGGCGCATATTTTCCCGAATTCTGATACATGCAGGCTGTACAGCGTGCCGCCTCGGAAGGAGGTTGACACCGTTACACTGCCCCCTTTCGCGAAGACGTACTCGCTGGTCGTCTCTTTGACGAGAGGGTTGGCCAGCTTGATATCGTCCGGCATCCGCTGATAGGCAAACTGCGTTTTGTTTCGGAAAAGCCTTTCTGCATCAGGAAGTGAGTGAGCGATCAGGGCACATTCTTTTTTGTGGAAGATCGCCAGATCAAGCTGGATGATGCACACCTCCGTGGTAAAACCGAGCTGGCGTGCTTTAAGTATTACGTTGCGGTCGTGCATGCCGTCGAAATACTCCAGTTGCTCCGGAGTCATCTTAAACGTCACACACTTGCCGTTTTTATCTTTGATTTTGTACAGGTGGTTGAGACGCCACAACCTGTTTTTCAGGAGCGCTTTCTGCTTTTCAGTTAACACAGTCACTCCTTACAGGTCTTCATCTCCTATCTCGTCCATGACAGATGCAACTGAGCTCACGGCAAGGCCGCCTGAGTGTTCAACCTTCTGCTTATTCGTGTACGCATCCCCGCACTCTTTGGCGGCCTGCTCCATAAGGGAGGCCGCCAGCGCCATGTTTCGCATGCTCTCGGCCTTGGTCATCATCCGGTCAAGCGCACGGAGACGATAGGCTTTATTGGCGATCGGGATGTCGCTTAATTCGGTCTGGAAGCGCTTACGGGTTTCGTGAAATAGCTCAACCCATTTCTGCGCCAGCCCCCTGCCGTTTGCTTTCGTCGGGTCGTGGGATTCGACCTGCTGACGAGTGATGCTCAGGCCAAATTCTTTTTTGACCAGCTCAACCACCTGGGATGGAGTATCGAAGCAGGCAAGAGACTGAACGATGAAGGCTTTGACCTCACCTTTCAGTGTCGCCATAGATTACCTGCCTGTCATAATCAGTCATATTGTTAGGCCAGCTTTAACATGCATGTCCCGCATGACCTGGCTATATCAATGTGAGCTACTTCTGCTGGCGCATTGGCCGCATCAACGAGCTCCTGTACTTCTTTGCTGGCACCGTATCGACGTACGACACCAGTGAATTCTTCGACGTCGTGGCCGCGCAGTGTAAGCGCTGGCTGCCCGGTCTCTTTGTTGAACTTTGGCGCGCCGAAATCATCGGTGGCCTGGGCGATATGGTAAAGCTCATGCTCTACCAGCGCGCAGAATTCGAGGTCACTGCATTGAGAGCAGTAATCGGCTGCCAGCGTGATGATAAACTTCGGGATTCGCCCGAACCATTCATACATCTGCTGTTCCATTCTGGCTTTCTGCCAGCCGCCGGCGCGGAGCATTACCTGTTCAGCCTGGCCAAGGACTAAGCGCCCTTTCTTTGCGAACGATTCAGAAGCCCACATGAAGCAGAGGTCAGCTTCAAGCAGGTGCTCATGGTCAGGGTTATGGATGCTGCCGGTATCGCTGAGGATTTGGCGACTTACCCACTCATGCACTTCATTGGCGGGAATGAGCCTGGTGTATGGCTGCCAGTTGTCGGAGGCGATGAAGTTAACTGGCGGATATGGCCTGCGCTCGTCATCGTTAGCCATGAGTTACTCCGTTGTTTGTTCTGCTGGCGGTTCAGTCGGTTCTGGCGTGAACTTCATGCGTTTAACGTCAGCTGGAATAAAGTACAACCACTCGCCCGTCTCGGTAGCCAGCGGCACAAAGCCGTTAACCAGCTCGGGCTGACGTCGAGACATCTTGCCCGTGAAGGTTTCGCCTGTTTGGGTGGTTAGCGTGATTTGGTAGATATCTGACATGATTACCTCTTTGCCTTGTCGCAGCGGTTGCTCTGCTTCTCAGAAGTGCTTAGCCACTTACGGCTTACCCGTCAGCAAGATGTGATCACCATCCTTGCGGGGTTACACAAATCATTTCAGGCACTGTTCTTTGATGTAGTCCTGCAGATAACCGACCTGCTTCGTCACTGTGACGATTCGCTCTCTGAGGGTGAAATAATCCCGTTCAGCGGTGTCAGTAAGTCGGGGGCCGGAAGCATCGCCCACGCCGCCGGTGCCGGTCTCTCCGTTCTCGGGACATCTGGCGTTGACGTGCAGCCCACACTTGCCATCGCGAACACAACGCTGCAGATCATCAAGCTGCTTTTTCGCATCAGCTAAATCCTTCGTGTATTTGGCATCCAGGGCAGCGACATCGCGCTGGCGGGTCTGCATGTCTTTGATAGTGGCGTTCGCCAGGCTGAGCTTCTCGGTGGCTTTATCGCGCTGGTCTTTGTAGGCGATGGCGTTGTCGCGGTAGTGGTTCGCGAAGAACGCCAGCACGCCGATTAATGCCACCACCAGCAGCTGCAACCAGAAACGTTTAACCAGCGCGCCAATCATGACAGGAACAGAGCCCGCTCTGCCTCCCGGCGACGGGCCAGGCCGTTCAGGACTTTACCGCCAGCTTTATTCCATCGCAGGAACTCATCGGCTGCGTCAGCGTAATCACCGGCGTTGAGTTTTCGCAGAAGGGTCGATGTCGACAGTGACCGGGCGCCGAGGTTGTACGTGAACGACACCAGGGCATCAAATTGCCCCTGAGTCAGCCCGACTTTCACCAGGCGAGACACGTCGCTTTCATAGCTGACTAGCCCTGTTTTCAGCAAACGCTCTGCCGTTTCCTGCTTAATCGTCATCCCGGCGCGGATTGGTTTTCCGTCTACAGGCTGAGTCCAGCCATATCCGATACTCCACACGCCGACGCTGTCCTGGTAGGCGGTTAGCTTGCAGCCTTCGAACTCTTTGATCAGGGCAATGCCCTTTTCGCTGGTTTGCATGGGCTACTCCGTTATAACGACCTTCGCCAGGTTCCCACGCGCCAGCCACACCGCCATACAGATGACGGAGTTCAGCAACAGATCGCCGAGGTTAACCTGTACGTAGTGGCCGAGCAGAATGTTGAAGGCGTTGAATCCTGCGGCAAGGATGACCAGATAGGCCAGCACCGCGACACTCAGGCGATGACGCTTCCCCTCTTTACGGAAAAACATCAGCCTGACCATGATTAACAGGCAAACTATGGCGTTTGCATCCATCAGAAGAAGCTGCCATGTCATTTATCTTCCTCCCCCAGTCCCGGCATTTTCCCGCTTTTGGATTTGCGGAGAATTCGCAGCAGGACTGCCACGGAAATGGAAGCAGTGACAATTGCACCGACAGCTGGCGATACTTCAATGCTGGCCGGTGGCTTCATCAGGCTTAACGGCGTGTTAATGATTCCGGCCATGATTTTCGCCATGGGTACGGAGAAGAACACACCACTGATAAACGATATCAGCGCAAAGATAGCCTGCTTCCAGAGTTGATGGGGGTCTGAGGTCAGAACGTATAACGCCGTTCCTGCAAGTGACCCGAGCATCACTGCTGGAGTCGCCTCCGGAAACAGCGTGGCAAAGGTTACACCGACTGATGACGATGTAAGACCAACGCCTACGATAGTGAAGGTCTCAGACATATTTATTCCGTGTGTAGTTGGTTCAGGCCCTCGGGACGATTTAACAAGAAGGCATGTCGATGATGGTTCCCGGGGCCTGGAATAAAAAAAGCCAGCGACAGGCTGGCAATGTGAGGGTGTGGCAATGTCGGCTCTTCGGCCTAAGGGTCCCAGGTAGTGGGTTCTATGTGCGGCGTACCGCAAATAAAAAAGCCCCGCACGATGGCGAGGCTCTTAATTCTTTGTCGACCTACGAAGCTATGGCGACGATATCAGATTTACATGAAATGTATGCTATTTAATTGACTTTTGCAACACCCTGTTGCGAAAAAGTCGCCTTTTGTTGTGATCGTGTTCTCACAGCGCAACGAAGAGAGTCACCATCAAGCCGCTTAAAGATGGCGCACATGGCTCGCCAGTAATCGGCGTAGTTATGGCACCAGTTATCAGGCTTAACGCCGCTCAGAGCCGCCAGGTCCTGGTGCTGATACACATCCTTTCCCGCCAGTTCCGCTTTGACGTCCTGCGCCGCCAGCCAGATAAGCTTCTTCAGGCGCTCCATCGTCTTTCCGGCTACCTTCTTCGCGCCGAGCTGCTCCCGGAATTCAGACCACGCCCACTGTGTTATCGCCACCTGGTACTCGAAGCGGATATTCTCGCTGTAGTTCCAAAGCAGCCACGCTTTCTGATGGTCTTCCAGCGACAGAACGGCGCGGCGCCACGATGCGGTCACGAACTCAACCGGGCCCACCAGCGCGATGGATGAGCCCTTAGCGCGGGACTGGCTGCCGCTCATCGCCGGGCTGTCCGGGTTAACTTTGCGGCCGGTGACCGGATCGGTGATTTTCTTCCGGCCCCGGCTGCGCGCCGTTGCTGTGAATTGCGCATTCTCAGCGAAAGCTACCAACTGCCCCTTCGTCGCCCCGCTCAGATCGGCAGTTGCCACAATGAGCTGCTGACGTACGTATTCCAGTTGCTGACTGTTCATGCGGCTTCCTTCTGTGGCTGGTTGGTTTTGGTCTGGCTGTGCTTTGCTACTGGCGGCATGCTGGCGCGCTTAACGCTTTCAGCCTGGTACCGGATAATCTGGTCACGTGTCATTCGTCCACCCTCTCGTTCTGCCAGAGAGGAAGTGGTGACTTATCCCCGGCGCGGCGAATTCGGGACTTGGCGTTCTTCTCAATCTGAATGAGCTTCTCGATATTCTGGCGGCGCTGCTTTTCTTCCCGGCGGAGATATTTCACGTTCTCCATGTAGCGAGACTCCTGGTCGCAGAGCGTCATAAGGAAGTCAAAAGGCTCGATCAACGTTTCGCACTTCCGGCAGCGTAGTGTTCTGTCCTTTTCGCTTACCCAAACAGTGGAGTGCAGGCACATAACCTTCCGCCCTTCGCGCTGAATAACCAGCCCGTCCTGTAGGTCGTTATTCTTCGTCGGGAACGCGACAACCTTGCCCAGCTCTATTTCGGTTTCTGTGCTCATGCGGCCTCCAGTTCGGTGATGGTCAGTTCAAGCCTGCCGCCTTTGACGATCGGCATTCTCTTCACGCTGTAGTAGTCTACCTGCTGGTCATCGAGCCAGAACCCGGACTTAGTCAGTGCGTCAAATGCGGCCTTTTGCAGGTTGTCCAAGTCACGGCGGCGGCGATCTGGCATGTGGCACTCGATGCGGATTTTTACTGGCGTGGTCAAGCCGATATCTAGCATTGAGTCCTTGATGATTCTGGCGACGCTGTCGCGGTACGCCTGCCCTTCTGCGCTGATGTGCGTCCGCCCGCGGTTATGCCGGTAGTAACGGTTGTTGCTCGGCGGCCACGGGAGACTGATGCGATATTGATTCATGCTTTTTCCCCTGCATAAAAATCGCCATGCCTTTCCTTGCAGAAAATTGCATAAGCGTCCGCGGCTTCATCTACCGAATCGAAAACGCCAAGATGGTGATTCTTCCCATTAATTTTCGATTGAGCCTGCCATTTGCCAGCATTTTTATTCCAGGTAACACCCTTACGGCCTGATGTGCCATTCCTGCATCTTGACCTATTGCGTTGGTTTTCAGATTTCGTGCAGGCCCTCAGATTGCCAATTCTGTTATTACCTCTGTCCCTGTCGATATGGTCTATTTCCCTAGGAATGAACCCATGTGTTATCAGATAAGCCAATCTATGCGCGGCATATCGTCTACCAAGTATCTTTATGTGAACATATCCGTCTGGACTAACACTCCCTGCTTTGTCACCTGCCTTTACCCCTCCGGTTCTGTCTACCTTCCAGAAGAACTGGCCTGTGTCGCTGACGTAAGAAAGGAAATCATTTACTTCTTCTTTGGTTAGCATTTCACGAGCCCCTCTTTCAGCCAGATAACCTGCGTGCGAGCCATGCCTTCCAGCGCGCACTCCTTTGCATATTCCGCATCGACCAGGCGGGTGCGGCGATCAATCTCGTCGTGGCAGCTGCTGCATGCGATGGTCGCGATCAGGTCTGGGGGCTTTATTCCGGTACCGCAAAGCCCAGCAAGACGAATGTGAGCCAGTACAGAGGTTTCAGGATTGCCGTTGCATACGCCCGGGATGCGAACCTGGCATTCGCGGCCGCGTGCAGCTTTGCATAAATTAGCCATGCGCCCTCCGTGCCGCGAGACGCAGCCATTTCTGATCCACCAGTCGGGCGGTGTAGTCTTTCATTGTCGGGATGTCTGACGGCTTAACCGCAGGCTTACGCTGGCGGCGCGCAGGAACGCGGAAGATTTCGTTGGTGATGACGCGAGCGAGAGGATTACCCACGGGAAGCCCTCCACTCTTTCGCCCAGGCGATGCGCTTACTGGATGCTTCGGAGAACTTCACGCCGCGGTCGGTGCCGAACCAGTAAATCGCCTCGATGACGTCGACCATGTAGCGCTTGCTGGATTTGGATGTGCGGACGCCGAAATAAACGCGGCCGCCGTTGATGCCAGGCGCGGATTTTTGTTCCTGGTCATGAGTCTGATTTACCAGAACGGTGATCAGGTCCTTCCACTCTTCCCGGGTAAGCTTTTCACCGTGCCAGACTACCTGATCAGAGAGGTCTTTCAGCAGCGGCCACATCAGGCGGTTTTGTTTGTCTGTGCGCGTCTCTTCCCTGGCTTCGACCACCATCGGCGCGCGAGGGTTTACCGGCAGGGAGCGAATGTACGCGATGAGGTTGTCTTTAACGGTGTCATTAACGATGCAGTAGTGCTGCTTCATACGCCACCTCCGAGAGGTAACGCAGAATGCAGAAAATCTCCGGTGCATTTCTGCATCGGTGACAAGGTGAGGAGTTCAGATTGTGGTCGCATTTAAGTCCCCTTAAATGCGCAGAAGTCACCGGAGTTGTTCAGGCTCCGATGTCATGATTATGGCGGGTTGATTATGGAAAATCAATTTATGAACGGCTACAAAATTTAGTTACGGCATCCATCCTTCACCGCAGTTTCCTGTCTCTCTCATCCACTCATGACCGCATTCTGAGCACTTGTAATAACGCTCATTTGCTTCGCGCCCATGATGGCTGAAATTAACGGATTTATCGCCTTGCAATACCATGCATGCAAGAGGTGAGTCCCTTCGTCCAAGGGGTTGTTTGTTACATACTTCACAAGTCATAAATCCCGGACCTCACACGTTGTTCGCCTGTAAAAAATCATTATACCGACAAAAAATTGGATAAGATGCGAGCGGAATGTAAAACATGTGTATAGCTATGAAATCGGTCCTCGGTGATTTATTTTTTAGCGTCAAACCCCACATGATGGGACGCAACTTCAGTAAATTTACGAACAACATCCATGGCGAAATCACCTCTTTCAGCAATCTTCCAGACCCAATGTACCACCTGCTCTGCATTCGTTAGGTGGGAAAGAGGAATTGAGTACACCTGTCCATGGATGTCAATCACCTCAAGCTCGTCGAGGCACACCTTAACAAGGTTATCAAGCTCTTTTTCTCTTTCAATAATCCTTGTGATGCTCATGCTATTTTCCATTTGAATCTCCTAAAATTTATTTTGCATTTTGCTCAGTCATTTCAATGTAGCGGGGATCAGATGCCTTAGGTAATGCAACGCTCTGCTCGCGGTAGTACCGCACGCGATCCATGAAATACTCGCGCAGATGCTCTGGCTGCTCACGCGCTACTTGCTCAGCGATAACAGGCATGTTCAAGCGTTCTTTGTACGCCACGCCGGAGGCTGCGAGGTCAACGTTAACCTTGTCGCGATCTTCCTGCGGCTTTGCTGCAATGTTCCAGTCTGACATAAAAACCCCTCGATGATTTGAGGGGATTATACATTACGCCAGCCGCTGCAGGGCACCGATAGCCAGCAGCACGAACATAATCGCGTCGAATGGGTTAGGCATGGCGATCACCTTTTGGCCGGAGTATGTGAATCGTCATTCCGCTTTCGGTAGTAATAACCACCCTCTGCCCAGGCTCGATATCTGCCAGCCTGAACGCCTCATAAAAAGAGTCCATAGCTAGGGTTTGCTCGTCCTTGCGATTCCACAACCTCCACCCGCGGCGAATAAGGACTCCTATCAACCAGCTATACGCTTTTGCAACCATGTAAAACCATACGATCAGCAGCGTTGCGAAAAATAACCAATCAGTCGCACTGAAGTCTTTGAATGCGTCCATCACTTCACCTCATGCTGCGGTGCTGATGGCAGTAGCATCCAGTGTGAAGGTTTACAGTAGCAATCGAATCCGTGTCCGTGTGCTGACTTGCCAACGTACTTTGCCATCTTGATTAATGGGTCGTTACTTTCCGGTGCGTCTGGACGGTATGCCAACACTTTCTCCCCTACGGAAGGCATCCGCTCACTGCAAGGCACCCAACCATCTGGAACCACCAGAGAGTTGCCATCGGTACCCTGATGCATGGCGGCGCGGTGCCACAATAGCTCCATCAACACATTTTCAAACAGCCTGGCGTTCACTTCCACGGAACCATGAACACCACGTGAATTACATTCGCTAATTACCGCTTGGGTTTCTGATAGGATTTTTTCCAGGCGCTCGGTTTTTATTGTGCTCATGATTTACCTCCCTGAAGCATGGCGGCGCGGCAGGCGTCACTGCGAACTTCAATCCCCGCCTTATCCAACGCAAGCAACAAACCTCGTTCGCTGTCTCCGCAGTCGTCCAGTGTGTCGTTGAGCACCGAAAGCGCTTTTTCAAAATCCTCATCGTGAATAGCGAGCGGCGCAGATACCGGCGCTGGCGGGGTGGTGTAAAGTGGCGTCGAATGCAGGCCTAATATCCCTTCAACATTGGCGACATAGCCGCCGTCGGCGGTTAATTGGTCACCAGTGCGGGCGTGAACTATCCAAGCAACAGGCTCCGCCTCGAGCGATGCCAACGCGATACTAGCCAGCTCATTCAGGATTGCCACATCAGCGTGACCTAGGGTGTAACCGGCTTTCAAATCGGCAACTGCTTGCACAGCCTGTTTGTCGATGTTGCTCATTGGGCGGCCTCCCGGGTTAACTTTTCGAAAATTGCGTCAAGAGCTTTCCGTTTTCCTACATGCCCGCCACCGACCCACTCTCCGCGAAGCAAAGCGTAATATTTGCCGTCGTCTTCGTGGTATGGGCCACGGATCGACCAGTCGGTTGTGATAGCGTCGATCGCCTTTTTAGTTTCTGCGAAATCCATCATGCTCATACCCCTACCCTCCCCCAAACCATCAATACCCGCTTCATCGCCGGACTGTTCCGGCACTCCTGGCAGATCACGTTTACCGACTCAGCACGGCGGCCGGATTTCTTTTTTGCCTGCGACAGCGAATAAACACGATGACCCTTCGGACCTTCAAACTTCAGCTCACCTGTGTTGACCATCACCGATATAACGCTGGATATGCTCCGGTAAGTGGCTCCCATGGCATCTGCTATTTGTGTAGCGCCCAGTTTGCTGCCATCGCTCAGTACGGACGCGATCCGTGCCGGATAGCTGCTATCGCTTACTCTTCTCGCTTTTGCACTGCTGAATGCACCTTTCATCGCCCGGTTCTTCAGATGATGAGCACCGTCGCCTTTACGCCACTCCTGATAGTCAGCCTCACTGGTGAAGTAGCCGAAGCCAGCCATGCTGAAAATAAGACCCAGTCCGCGCAGTGCAGAGATTTCACGATCAAGGCCCTTGCCACTGATGCCAATCACCTCAATGAGGTCAGCACGCTTAACTGGCTGGTTAGCGGCGACGTAATCAACGATGCGTTGTTTTAAGCTGTCCATCATGCTGCCCCCTTAGAGCGGTATGAATCCCATGTGAATGACAGAGTGCACCCGCCGCCGTCGCTCATACGGTCAAGAACGCGCTCGCCGATGAACGCAGCCAGCTCTTCCCTGGTCTGGTTGCTGATCAGGATGGTTGGCTTCATCCGCTCATAACGGGTGTTGATGATTTCGAACATGATCAGCTTCTCGGCGTCGCTTCCGAACTGCACACCAACCTCGTCGATAATTAGCAGGTCAGGCTTTGTGAAGTAACGGATCACCTCATCCTCAGTACGACTTGAGCCCTTCGACCAGGTTGACTTGTACTCACGGGCTATTTTCAGCGCCGTGGTGAATACAGCTGAGCTTTGGTGCTCGGTGATCGCATGCCGTGCGATGGCTAGTGCCAGGTGATTCTTCCCAGTACCTGGTTTGCCGCACATCACAAGGCCGCCACCTTTCTGCAAACGCTCAGGCCAACGGCTCGCATACGCCTGGCAGACCTTCAGGGCGCGTTTCGCCTCTTCGTTCACCGGCTCATAATTCTCCAGTGAACAGGATTCGAACCTGGCCGGGATGCTCAGACCATCCATCAGGCGCTCGATGTTTCTTTTGCGGGCTGCTTCGTTGATGCTAATTCTTTCCGCCTGCAAGCGGCCTAGCTCCTCTTTTAGGCATTCAGGGCATGAGCTTGGGCGTGGGGGAATCTTCACGACAGAGTTTAAGAAATGCCTGGTCCTGCATTCAAAGGGGCCATGTGTTTCGCAGGTCTCGGTGGTTATAGTTAGCTCGATATCTTCAAGCTGAACTGGCGGCTGGCTCAGCTCAGTAATGCGTTTCTCAAGTTGATTGATTTTTTCATCCAGCGTCATGATCAGTCCCTCGCCCATGCAGGAATTTCAGTCTGGCCGTAGTCTTTGCCAGCAAAGTTCTCAGATACGCGAGACTGCGCGCGAGGCGTCTGCTTGGCGATCTTGGGCTCAAACAACCCCTGCCAGCCATTTGCGATGCTCTGGTTGATGATTTCTTCAGGCTGATATCCGCTGCACCTGCAACGCTCGAGCAGATTGATGGCCTGGGTAACCGTCTGCTGAGACTTGATCGGTTTCTTCAGGTCACGACGATAATCGACCCATGACTTCCAGACTGAAACTGACAGCCATTCAGGAAGGTCAACACCAGCCGGATCGAACGATGCCGGTTTGGGGGATTTAGGGGGTTTATTAATATTGTCTTTATTGTCTTTTGTAATAGTGTCTTTTGTGTGTCCCCATTTTGGTGACATGGCTGTCACTGTTTTGGTGACACTTTTTGTCACTACCATAGGGACACTGTCACTATTATGGTGACAGTCACTACCATGGTGACATTTTGGCGCAGGTTTAGTACCTGGAATCACCCATTCGCTCAGGTTTTTGTTGGGCCCGATCAGCATGCCGTCGGAAACCAAAACATTCATAGCAATGAGCTCGTTTTTGGCAGTGTTAACCTTCTGGCGAGGTAGTCTGGTCAACTCAGAAAGTTGTGAGTCTGCAATGCGGTCCATCTTCTTGTTGAACCCATAGGTTTTTCGGCAAACAGCATGAGCTACCTTGGCCTGATTTTTAGTCAGGTTCGCGCCGATAAGCTCCTCATACAACTCGTTTGCCAGACGGGTGTAACCATCGTCTGTATCGGCCACGCGTTGCTCCTGTATTCCCGAAACTACAACGGGAAAGTTGAGAATTTCTGCGGTATTTGACATACTTACTCCCGTTACTTGGCGTAACACAGTGTGATAAGGGCCTTTGAAGTTACCGCTTCAAGGGCTTTTTCTTTTCTGGTGACTCTCACATAACCCCCAGCATTGAAGTGACCATCGTCATCAACGGGCCTACCTGCTCCGGCATGAGGCGGAACAGCGACGCTATACCCTCGCTCACCTCTTTCAGCTTCTGGTGCTCTGGTGCGTCCAGCAGCACGGCCTGCTTAGCTTCGGTACACTCTTTCATCGCGGAGGCGACCAGCGACATTGTGTCGTTCTGTGGCGCCAGGCGGTTGCGGTACTCCAGCGGAAGAACGGCCATGATTGCCGGTGCCAGCTGCCGAATGTTGTTGGCGGCATATTCGGTATCGCCATCAATCCAGCGAAACACCTTCTGCATCTTGCGGTGCGAGTCAGTCGGGATATCAAGCCCGGTTCCGCCGGTTGCCCGCCACTCTTCAACAATCAGCGCAGCGACAAATTCACGGCTGCGGCAATCAGCTGCCCAGGCGCGAACAGCTGCGCGGATCCCATCGATGTTTAACGCCGTGGAGTCAGGTTCCCGGCGATTCTGGTAAATCATCGCCGTTGGCGAAAATTTGTTACCTTGTTGATACGCAAGTGAATGCATTGCTTTCCCTTTCGTGGTTAGGGCCGCCGGTCAGGCGGCGTTGCTGTTGATTGGTGGAAAAACGTCATCAACGCTTACTGAAGCGCCATGCTTATTCAGAGCTGCAACAATCGCCCGGCATTGTTCAAGGCTTAAGCTGCGTTTATTTTTTTCGTAATGGCAAACCGCACCTGTCGACAGGTTCAGCTCTTCGGCAATCTGTCGCTGAGTCAAACCGATGTTTCTGCGGATTTTTCGGATATTGTTCATGTCGGGTCTCCTTTAAACAACTTAAATATACGTTTTGTATTCTTTGTTCGCAAGTAAAATATACGAATTGTGGCTCGCGCAAATATATACAACTTGTATCATTCGGGTATGACTATGAAATGGTACGACTTAGCTAAGACCCTGATGAAAAGTCAGGGCATCAATCAGGAACAGCTGGCAGAACACCTTGGCATTACTAAAGGTGCGGTAAGTCATTGGCTGAACGCTAGGCGTGAGCCAAGCCTTTCCGAGATCGCTAAAATATTGCAGTTCCTTGGCAAGAAGAACTTTTCCGTAGGAGCTGGCGGTATGATCATTGACGACACGCTTAAGGGTGATGTGGAGTACGCTGGCCCCTACAATCCGGGTAACAAGTATCCAGTAATCAGCAGTGTCCAGGCTGGTTCATGGTGCGAAGCGGTTGAGCCATACACCATAAAAGATATAGATCTATGGCTTGAGTCAAATGCTCACATCCAGGGTGACGCATTCTGGTTGCTCGTCGAGGGTGAGTCAATGACAGCCCCTACTGGCTTGAGCATACCTGAAGGAACCTATGTACTTTTCGACACCGGTAGAGATGCGGTAAATGGTAGCCTAGTAATTGCCAAACTATCTGAATCGAACGAAGCAACTTTCAAAAAGTTAGTTATCGACGGCGGACAAAAGTATCTCAAGGGCCTAAACCCTCAGTGGCCACTTGTTCCTATTAACGGGAACTGCAGGATAATTGGCGTAGCTGTGGAAACAAAGCTAAGACTAATTTAAACGTAAACAGTAAGGATGCTTATGAAAAACACAATTTTGTTATCGCTACTGCTTTGCTCAACATCTCTATATGCCCAAGACACGGCCTTGGTTGAGCAAACAAAAACTGCAGTTATCGATAACCTGAAGTCTCGTGAAGCGACGAACAAGTGCGCAGAATTCATGAGAGTAGCAGCTGATGATGAGTCAAAGAAACCCTTGGCTATAGCAACTTGTGACAACACCTTTGTAGTTGCAAACGGACTTACCTTTAGTGACGTCAAAATAGTTGAATCAAAAAGTGGTAAAGCTGCCTGTGGTGTAGTTTCTGGGAAAACACACCTCAGCAAAATCGGCGCAAGGTTCGTATACGTTGAAAAAAACAACACTGTGACAATCAAGCCTTCTAAGCAGCCGGTAATGACGAGCTCTGCGGCTGGGGATTTTGGTCGCAACCAGGTAAAAATTGAAAATAAACAGTACGAACTGGTATCTAACGCCTATTGCCAGTCTCCAGAAAGCTAAAAACCCACGATTCAATGCAGCCTCACAATCACCCCTTCTAAGGGTGGCGCCACGCCTCCCTTACTCCCCATTTCCCTCTCCAGCTTAACCACCACCTCATAAATACTTAAGTGCAAGATGAACGCTCGCATCTCCTTTTTTGGTTTCTAGAACCAAATCACAAAAATAAATCACCTTAGAATACAATTTGTTATCAAAAACACACCCGCAAAATATACATTTCGTATTGCATAGTAAGAATACGTTTTGTATATTCAATCCATCGAAACGAAACATCGACAGCTGAGCGAAGTTAGCCAGCGGCGGACAGCAAGTCGCCTGCTTCTTTAACAAATCAGACTGAGTGACAGGCAAGCCGTAGCGCTCCTGGCAAAAAGAAATGGCACCCGATGGGATCGAGGTAAGCACTGAGTCCGTATGCGTACGGTAGGTGTAGAGGACCACGCTGCGATGAGCTGATAAGTCACTCAATTTGAAACGCTCCGATGATGGGGCGCTGATTCAACTTAGAGGAGTGATTCCAATGAAGAACTAAAGCGGACAGACCGCACCTTGATGCCTACTCAGGCAGCGTGACGACGGCGTTAATACGGTCGGGTTCCCACGGCGGCGTAGTGAGGGAAAGGAGGCGTAAAGCATCACTGAGTTACCGGTTAGCGCCCGGTTAACGCGTAAGTAGCTTCAAATGTGACCGGGTGACCGGCGCTGGCCACTGCGAGAGTGTGGTGAAGTGCTTTGGGATTGGATGAAGGCGCAGGCTGATGCGCGGGGTGGAGCGGCCCGGGTGGCTACTGAATCAAGACAGGCTGTAAGACAAGCTGTGTAAATAACTGGTAAGCCGTAGTAGCCAATAAAGCAGGTGAAAATCATAACGTCTATCCCGCCGAGGCGGTGGCAGCTAACACCTGTGATAGTCAATGCCGGAGATCAGCACCGGCCATCCAATCACCAAAACATTTCGGAACTTCTTGGCTAGCCGCTGCCACTGTTTTCGACGCGGCACACCATATCGGAGGATCTATGTAACAGGTAACAGTGACGACTGAAAACCAACATTCAGCCCCGGATTATGCCGGGGCACACGATAAGTTTGTTTTAGTTTGGTTCGTGCTCATCAATGTTGGCAAGAGTCATCCCACGCTCAACATCTCCGTTTGGGTAGCGAACATCAAAACGAGTTAACTGAGGCGTTGTTGGATTATTCAAATTCTCAACAGTACCCCAAACCCCTGGTTTATGACGAAGAGTGACTTTATCACCAACGATAATCTGGCTCATTTTTATTCCTTATGTGGTTGATTTGACTGATTGACTATATCAGAACCACAAGCAAGCCAACTCCTTTTCATCTGAAATTTAATCTTGATTTCATACCTCAGTCGCTTCACAGAGGCGGCTTAGTTATGACAACCGGCGGCCATCCACCGCCCATTGAAACACTGAATAAATGCGTTGAAGTCTTGTATTAACCGTTCCGTTCGCCGCGATAAGGCCAAGAGGATTTATGAGCAATAAAACTGGAGGGCGCGCTTTCCCATGCGATTCTATCGTGGAGCGCGACGAAGTTGGTCACTTACATGGTTTCGAAGTCAGCTCTGGCGGAATGACCCTACGCGATTACTTCGCAGCTAAGGCTATGCAGGCAATGATAGCTGCTCATGAGCCGCAGGGAGCTATTCCCGGCTGGGCCTACGAAATGGCCGACGAGATGCTCCGCGCCCGGGAGGCATCATGACAGTCACCCACAACGGCAAGCAGTACACCGCCAAAAAGCTCAACGATAACGAGTGGCAGCTGACGTCGGTATCTGCACCGCGCGACAAACTGACGCTTAACCGCTGGCAGATGCATGTTGCTGGCCTCCTGGAACAGGTTGAGGTGAAGGTATGATCAACCACTACGGAACCACCCCGCTCATTCGCCAGTGCGTCACGCCCGGCATGATGGCAATGCATGAAGGCCGTACCTATCGCGTCTCAGCAGTCATTCAGGAGCGCAAATGGGTGTACCTGCACACCGATGCAGAAATTATCCGCCTCAGTGACTGCGTGATTGACGTACTTCTGGACGGTCACGGCAACCCTATCCAGCACTAACCACCCTATTCAACCGATCGGCCTGGCTCAATGCGGGCGGGATCTGCACATCCAAATTTCAGGAGAAACCATGAGCGAAGTAACGGACTTAACTGTCATCGAAATCAAGCCGGAGCAGGCGCCAGCGCTTTACGTAGCGGGCGGCCTTGACGCTTACCTCGAGCAAATCCGCCAGGCAGTAAACGAAGTGCCGGACCTGTCCACGAAGAAGGGCCGTGACCGTGTCGCCTCTCTGGCGGCGCAGGTGTCCCGCAGTAAGACGGCAATCGAAAAGCCGGGCCGTGAATACCTGAAGCGCCTGAAAGAAGCTGTGCGCCCCGCTGAGGCCGAAATTAAGCGTTTCGTTGATGCCTGTGACGAGCTGCGTGATGCAACCCGCCGCCCACTCACCGAATGGGAAGCCGAGCAGGAACGCATTAAGGCTGAAGAAGCCATGAACGCGATGCACGCCGAAGCGCTGGTGATGAACGAGAGCATCGATTTGCAGCGGGCTATTCAGTTCGAAGCAGACCACGAAATGGCTCTGCTGATGAATGACAAGTTTGACCGTGACCGCGAAGAGCAGCGCCGCCTGGCGGAACAGGCTCAGCGTGAACGTGAAGAACGGCTGAAGCAGGAAGCGGCTGACAAAGCCAAGCGAGAAGCCGAAGAAAGACATAAAGCGGAACTTGATGCTGCAGCGCGTCGCGAAGCTGATGAGAAAGCTCGAGCTGATGCCGCAGAGCGTAAACGCAAGGAAGATGCTGACCGCGCAGAACGTGAGAAGCAGGAAGCCATCGCAGAAGAAAAACGCAAAGCGCAGGAAGAAGCAGATCGCATCAAGCGAGAAGCTGAAGCGAAAGAAAAAGCCCGTCTGGCCGAAGAGCAGCGCAAAGCTGAAGAAGAAGCGCGCCGCGCCGCAGACAAAGAGCACCGTCGCACCGTCAACCGTCGCGTCATCGCCGACCTTATAGCTCAGGGCATCCCAGAAGAATTCGCGCAGAAAGCAATGCTGGCGCTCGCTGGCGGCAAAGTGCAGGACGCGTACATCAAATATTGAGGTGATTCATGAATATCACATGCGAGTGCGTGGACATGCGCACATCTGTGGGCCCCCACAACACCATCAAAGTTGAGATGGAAGGCGTTGTGCTGGCCGGTACCGTTAAAACCCGTGACGTGCTACCGCAGCTCGACGGCGCAGAAGTCATCGAGTGGCTGGCTGAGCAGGGTTACATCATTACTCATCAGGAGCGTGCAGCATGACGGCGGCAGAGCGGTGGGATGAAGAGTCATTCCTGCGCCTTATGCGCGACGTGCTGCCGGAAAAGCCGGAGGGTGATGACGAGCCAGTAAATCTGTCCGCCGAGCGGCAGAACCCGGTCATTAGTTGGGATGAATTTGCGGGGAATTACACATGAACCTTGATGAATTAGATGCGCCATTTGCCAGCGAGGATATTGAGTGGCGCATTCAGCAGGCGGGAAAAAACAATAACGGCATCTGGGCAAAGGTGCTGGCCTACGTAACTAACCGCGCAATCATGAAACGACTGGATGAAGTATGCGGCAAGGCTGGCTGGCGTAACGAATACCGCGATATTCCGAACAATGGCGGCGTTGAAT